GGGCTATTAATTGTTTAACAATTGAATCAATATCAATTCTCCAAGTTGCGCCTTCAAATTGTTCTCCAAGACTTATCTTTGCCAACAGTTCATCGTGCGTCATAGCTGTACCGCTTCCTCAATCGGGAGATAACCTACTAACTTATCAATCTTTTTATTACGAGCAAACTCAGTAGTCGCTGGCATACGATGAGTAAACCACTCAGGTTCTGGTACATCCATTAGATCAAAAGAAAAGACACCCTTGGGTGTTGAGTTAATATAGAACGGGATTAGATCTCGCTCAGCAGCTTGTGTTATTAACTTACGGTACTTCATCTCCTCGATCAGCAACGTATCGTAGTGAGTGTGCCTACACTTGAGTTCTATATAGTGACCAGCGTGCGCTGATATACAATCAAATGAATCATAGATACCAACAGACTTCTCTAAGTCTGGGTATAGGTTTACTTTAAGATAATCAAATAGTTCTAGTTCTCTCATTGAAAGGGACTCACCCCTCCTAGTAGATCCTGTAGCCGGCGCATAGCGCCATCAATCCTGCGATCAGCAGTAGATACTGAGCACTGGTAGTGATTGGCTATCTGTTGTAGCGTAAAGCTATCTAAGTATCTAACACGCAATAGGATCTTATCCTCGGCTTCGAGTTTGGTGTAGCCAATCTTAATATCTATTAGGTTAGCAAGTAAGTTGCCACCTTCAGATGGACTAGATGAGCCACGTGGCAGCCCATCTTGGATCATATCTTGGATCTGCTCAAGCACTGTGCCATCAACAACTGAGGCAATAACATAAGGCAACAACTGACCAAGCGTGTAGCCTTGGTAGTAAGCCTCATCAGTTATCTGGTAGCCAGACTTAGTGGCCTTCTCGCGACGTGAATAGCGTTCAGCAGCACGTCTCATTTGCCACGCTATGCGTGACTCAGCGTGCTTACGCTTGTCTGCATCGGTTGCTTCTAGTAACTGCTCAGCTATCCAACTGTGGCGCGTTAGCGCCCACGATAGACACTCCTGTACTACATCTTCACGTTCGACGTAAGCCTTGTACCTACTGTGAATAGCACGAGCAACGCCAGGTGCTATGTCATAGATAACTGGATCAACACCGGTCACTCAGGCCACTTACCGTCCAGTACTAGCAAAGCAATAGCGCTGTAGTTTAATAGATCAATGAAGCTATCGCGTAGCGATTCGTTCTCAGGAGTGGCACCGCTATCAATCAGGTGATTGATGCGTGCTGTCTTATCCCACATACGCACACGCAAGCCATTCAGTGGCCCACCTGGTGCGCCAGCGATATTACTTGGGCCGTAATCCCTATGCTTCTTTAGTAACAGGTTGCCAGCACCATCTAGCACATCCCACATCGCTGCTATGAACGCGTCGGTATCGGCCTTACTGTTATCGTCTCGCTTGCTCGATCCGAGTGCAGGATCTGAAAGCCCATAGTAAGCATAGTCTGTAGCAATCTTTCCCAATCTTGATCCGTCATTCACTGGACTCTCCTATCAATAGTTTGCGAGTAGCGCTTGCGCCGTGTGCTAAATAGTAATCGTTAATGTCCATATTAGGTGGAAGTGTAACGATTGTAGAGTTCATCACCTCGTTAGCCACGCGCTTAGAAAACTCCGCACCTGGGTTAGACCCATCTTCTTTAACATCATTGTCACCAACAACATACACAGTTTCATAGCCACCAAATAGTTTGGGGAAGTGCGGCTTCCAAGCAGCTACTCCTGGTACACCAACTGCTGGTATATCTAACTCACCTGATACTATGATGGCATCAAGTTCACCTTCGCATACAACTATGTATGGTTTCATAATAGTTATATCGGCTACGTTATACAGGTGAGCCTTCTGTCCGGTAGGACTACCGTACTTAGGCTTGCCTTCATCTAATCTGCGGAACTTGAACCCAACGCAAGAACCACTAGCAGTAATATAAGGAATGGAAATCCAACCCTCATACATCTCGTGACCATTGATCGGATCAGTGATGGTGCCAAGTTGAAACTTGGCTGCTGTAACTTCACAGATCCCACGTGCGTCTAACACGGCCAGCGCCTCTGGACTTATTGCTTGAGCGTATCGCTGCGCCGCTTCCAACAGCAATTTCGATTGCGCGTTTAAGGCCATCGTTGAACTCCAAGTTCTCTAGGATACATACTAGGTTCACTGCGTTGCCACCCTTACCGCAGGTGTGACAGAAATATAAATTGTCATAGGTGTTCATTACAGCTGACCTGCGACTGTCATTATGTAAGCAACATCGAACTGATACCGACTTACCTTCTCTTACTTCACCACCAAAGCTGGCAACAATAGCCCCTATGGGGATTGTGTTCGCATCAACGGAACCTTTGAATCCTTTGTTCTTGCGTACCCTGGACCAGTCTTGTGTTGACATACGCACCCTTTCATATCGCACTTATCGTGCTTATGTGCGGCACGCTTTAGGTGGCCTAACTTATTCTCCGCACCGGCTTGGATACAGTTAGAGCAAATCATCTTGCTCAATCTCTGGTAAGTATTCCTCTACTGCTTCTTCTGCGTCAGCCTCAGCGATTGCTTCATCTAATACTTGTACAACTTCTTGTACAACTTCTGGATCTACTGGGCCTTCTGATGTACTGATTACTCCTTGTGGTACTGGCATTATTCCTTCTCCTTTATCCATTGTTTAAGATCTTGTATAACCCAAGCGTTTTCTATGCCCGAGTTTCGGCGCTTAACTATTACATAGTGCAACGGTACTTCCCCTTTACCGCGAGCCTTAGCGTAGTTAAGCGCCTCAACCTCAGCTTCTCTCCAGAACTCCGGCAGTGATAATGTACCTCGGTTCTTGAGTTCAAGGATGAAAGTTTCTCCCGCTATCACAGCGACCAAATCACCCTCGTCTTTGGCACCAGCCTTCGTCAGACGTTCGGCGCTTACGCCTTTATCGCGTAACCACTTCATAACATCTGTCTCGAACTTGGCACCTTTGCGCCCATTAGGGTTAGCCATCTAGCTTGACCTTATTGACCGCAAATACTTGTTCTCCATCTTGCTCATCTACACGGACAATGCCTGCTTGAATTAACAAGGAAGCAAAAGCCATAAAGTCTTTCTCTAATTTAGCAATACGATTCTTAACATAAGCCATCTCAGTCTTGGACAATGTAACTCCCTTGATAACCAACCATTGCATCTCTCCTTAGCATCCTACCAAATTGGTCTTCATCACTAATTTGGCACGCCGCATAGTTTACTAGAAGCTGTGCGTAATTAGAAGCATCAGCTGTGTGTGGTCCAAAACGATTCTTCACAGCAGCCACCTTCAGTGTTGCCTGTCCTGGGTCATAACCCAGAGTCAGGATCAACGCCGGTAGTTGGCTTACCTTGCCGTGAATAGCCCGACGGTGTGGTGGATTGGTCGGACTTCCATACTCGCTCTGTTCCGATACGTGGTGTAGGACTAGTACGCACGCTTCTGTCTTGCGTGCCATATCGTGCAACTCCATCATAATTGCACGTAGTCCTGCCCATTCATTATCAGTCTCTGCTGTTACGTTCATTAGGTTATCTATTACGATCAGCTCTGGAGCGTGACCATATAGTTCAACGTATGCACGTATCTCTAATTCAAGATCATCAATAGATGGTGATGAATCAAAGACCCACTTGATGTGGCTTAACTTCTCAAAGCGTGAGTCGTAGTAGTGACTGTCCTTTGCTAAGTTACCTTCAACAGAGATCTGTGAGTGACCGCTGACGTGGGCTGCTGCCCTCATCATCACGGTTGTTGTGTCAGTATCAGCTGAGAAGAAAAGCGTAGGCACCTTTGCCTTGATTGCGTAAACCAATGCAAACATTGACTTACCAGCATTAGGTGCTGCGGCAACCATACATACTTGCCCACGCCTGAACTTGATCTCTTTGGCCGCGAGGCCTGCCCATACATCCGGTAGGGGAGTGGCTCTTGTAAGCACACCACCCCAAGCACGGGAAAGATCAAGCACGTTTATCTCCTTCAAGGAATATATTCTGTTGTCTACGGATTATCTTTCGATCCTTTGGTGAAAGACCGCCCCACATACCCCAGGCTTCTTTCCTTAAACCCCATTCGGCGCACTCAATTTTATGGATACATCTATTACATATTGACTTAGCAAAGTTGTAATCATTGATTACCTTTAACTCGTTATCATCAACATCTTTTTCCGCAAACCAAAAATCACCGCCGACTTCGGCACAACTGGGAGCTTCAAAATCTTGCGGCCCCCGCATTTGTTATCTAATCCAGATAGTGTCGCACTTATCAAGTGCACCCTTCGGTGTTGGACACATCCAACCCTGCCAAGGACCCTTCGCTGATACGCCTGTCTTATAGGTCATAGCGCCGTGCTTACAAGAGTTACCGGCACCTGCTGGTGCTGAGGTGACTGCTGGTGCTGCTACTGGAGCAGCGTTGAACTGTGCTGCGATAGCAGACACTGTAGGGGAAACAGCAGCTGGTGCTACTGATCCTTGTGTTAATTCTTTACCAGTAGTAATAATGTTCAGTGCGTTCATTGCAATATCAGCAAGTCCTGCTTCTAGTTCACGCACATCTGATGCGTAAAGATTGATAAGTGTTCCATCAGCTAACTTGTAGTTGACTTGGAACTTTGTTCCTTCTGTAGCCATTTAGTTACCTCCAACTTGTTTAACAGATAAACGCTGACTCTCAGCGCTTACCTTCTTAGGTACGAAACCTAATAGTTTTTCTACCTCGCTACTATCAACGGTCTC